CAAACGTGGTTACAAGGTCAATGCCTGCGGTTACTGGGTCGAGGCTCATAGCAGATCCTTGACCATCGCCATGTTAAGCCCTGCCAATGCCAGCAGGCCAAGCACTATGTAGCCTGCAATCTTGAGCGCCAGACCGGCATTGGGGCCGTCCCAGAATGAGGTTGCCGGCAGTATCTTGGCAGGGTCGTTAGAGCGGATGGCGTCCTTAACTACGGTGATGTGTCCGTACAAGTTGTCTTTGTCCTTCTTCAGCTCACCGATGTTGTCAGCATTGACTGCAACCTTCGCAGAGAGCGGCTCGACCTTGTGCTTGATTTCTTTGAGTTGGCCGTGAATCTCTGCGACCTTTGTTTTCATCTCTGACTGGAAACTGCCCTGGCTCTCCCTGATCTTGCTGATCTCACTCCGCATCTCACTGGCTGAAATATCCGCCTTGCGACTATGCTCGCGGAGGTCAACCCCGTGCTGCTTGAGTTCGTCCATGATCAATTTAACCAAGGTGGGTTCGTTGATTCCTTCGGTCATGAGATAGCCCTGACGCGATCAGAGAGGCGCTTGGCCCTTGCCGGTGTCTGTGTTGCCCACTGGCTGTCCAGCATCTCATCAGCGGCAGTGGCGTAATCCCTGGCTTGTAACGCGGCTAGGAACTTGCGGAACTGGGTAAATCCCCGCAGGCCAAGTTGATACGTCATGTGGACGCAGACCTTGATCACTTCGGGCGGTTGAGTGACCAGCCAGGGTATCGAATCCAGCAAATTACGCTCAATCTGCGGCAGCCTGAACATCTGGATAACGGCTCTGGATTCCTGCTTGGTGAGGAATGTCAAACCATGCCCAATCGTCCAGACGCCCAAATGATCCTGATACGGATATGCCTCGAACCCTTCTTCTGTCAGTATCGCGTCTAATTCTTGGTCAGAGATCATAGGTTGGCCGCGTGAAATAGGAGAAACTCCCGACTAGCGGAAGTATCTAACCATTGTAGCATGGTGCGCGGCAGGGTTGTAGTGTTAGTTGCCAAACGCCGGTACTTGTCAACAGCTACCGGCGAATTGCAACCTACTCACAAGCCTCACACCCCTCTATGCCCTTTTGCGCTGATGGTGACATCTCTGCCAGGTGCCTGGCTGCGGCGCGTTCGCGGGTTGTTGGCTTGACATAATCGGCAATGACTTCCGTTGCCAACTCCCTCAACTCTGCCATGTCTCGGGCGTACTTGATGGCGGGGTCTGTGGCCGATTGGTGTTCGGCATAGGTTAGTTCTGGTTCTTCGGGCCTGGCCGGTTGGCTGGCCGTTTCCATCTCAATCAGAATGTCGATGTAGTGCCGCACTTTCCGCAGGTCATCAATCCCGTTCTTGCCACGCCACCGGCAAATATACTTGACAATATTGCCCTCAATGAATCCCAGCCGGTTCTTCTGGATGAATTCGACAGGCTGAATCGCCATGCCTTTGTAATGCTGCCCGCCAACTTGCGTATCAAATGCGCTCATTTGTTCACCTAAACGTGGTTTGTGTGTTGTGTTTGATAGGCAAAGCTCATGCCTCAACCTCCAGAGTGTTGTTGTATTGCCTTGCCATCTTGATTCCGCATACGTTGCGCCCAACGATACCGTCACGCTTGCTCATAATAATTGACTGCATTTCTCGCCCCGCGCCATAGCCGCTGTCGGAATGCCATTGATCCGACGCCGCAAGCACGTTGAATGACTCGAACAGACACAGGCCAATTTCCTCTGCCGTCTTGTGGTGGATGTGGCCCGTCCAGAAGTAGACAAACTCAGACTCCCCCAACTCCTGCCGTTTGTCGCGCGTCATGGCCTCATAGATCCGCTGGCGGCTGATCCTGTCGCCGTGATGAATCCCAACTAAAGACTTGCCATGCTTGACGTAGATGAATTTGCCGCTGTTTGGCATGACAGTCACGCGAGGCTCATGGTGCCACCTGGCGTCAACTACTGCGTTGAAGAACTCGGCGGCGTCAGGGTCGTGGTTGCCTTTGGCGTTAATCACAACGACCTGTGGAAACTTCAGCAGCATCAGCTTGACAACTTCAGTGACCAGCACCCGCGCCGACTTCAGGACGTAACTCAGCCTCCCGTCAACATCAACGGGTGTTCCTGACTTGGTGTTGTTGCTGGAGTCATTGGCGTGGAACCAGTCGCCAAGGTTGACCAGATACCCTGTCTGGCAATCTGGCGCTGCCGCTATCAGGTGCCGAAAGGCGTTGTGCAGGTCATTGACCCCAATCTTGGTGTCATGGTCATCGCCGCCGGTCGATTTGCCATAAGCCCTCATGCCAATATGCGCGTCACCGACCACGAAGAACGTCGCCAGGTCATCGCTGTCAGGCTTTGCGGGCGCTGGCATTAGCGGTGCCTTGCTGCCCTTCATTTCCTCAACCAGACCATCAACAAAGTCCACCAACATCTTGCGCTGGGCTTCCTTGTCGGTGTCAGTCTTTACCCACTGGATTTTGACCGCACCATCAGCGTCATACAGTGTGCTTGAGCCTTTCAGCACATGACCTGGCGCGGTAGCATGGGTCAGGTCGAAATCGGGCGCGTACCCCCTTCTGCCGGCCTCTGCCTTGGCCTGGACAACCGACCGATCAACCGACCGCCGACCAATGCCCAGCGCCTTGGCCGCTTTGTTAGCAGATCCATGCTCAATGATGGCCTGAATGTTGCGCGTCTGACTTTTGGTGTTGCAATAATCGAGCAATTTGTGGTCAATCATATTCATGTACCTCTGTGTCAATTTGCTCAAAATAATGGGCATACGACCGCATAATGCCTGCCCAGTGATACGCTGACCGCTCGTCGGCACTGGTCGCGCCCACAATGTCGTGAACAATGGCACCGCTCTCGTACTCTCTGGCAACCAGCAGTCCGCTTATCTCACCCCTCTTGGATTCTTCCAGCAGTTGCCGCAGGAGGATGGTCTGGTCTGAATCTGTGCCTAGCTGAACGACGTTGCTCATACCCACCCCGCCCAGCTCGCCAGTACAACCAACAGCGCCGAACCGATCACGGCCACCAGCATGTCGACGATGAAAGTTTTGGTGTCTTCGTGGAGCATGAGCCACGCTGTATATAATTTAGCCATTGATCATGTACCCCTCAAAAATTGCTTTCGCGTCATCCAGACCCCGCGCCACATAACAATCGAACCCGCAGTCGGTCAGCCAGGTTTTCCATTCCATTTGCTCAGGTGCCACTCGGCCCGTGCGCGTCTTCATTTCGATCACCAGCCCGCAATGGGTGCCGCGCTTTTCATACAGCACCAGATCGGGGAAGCCTTTCCTTGTTCCCATCATTTTCATTTTGTGGCCGGTGCTTGCCGACCGCTGACCACCATTGGGCGAGTGGTGAAGTTTTGACCACTGGGCGGGATAGATCCGATGCACCCAGTTGACGAGTTCGATTTGTTGTTGTTCTTCGCTTTGTTCTTTCACAACTTCACCCCTGGCATATCCTCTGGCAGAAACTTTTCAAACTCATCAATCTTGATGAACTGGTCATAAACCGCTTTCGGGTTCATCCCATCACGAATCACCAATGTCACAAAGTCGCGGTAGGCTCTCATGGCTTGCAGAGATTCACCGCCTTGCTTGTATTCTCTAAAACTGGCACCGCCAGAAAAAAAATAGTTATCAGCCCAACCGGAGGAATAATTTGCCTCCAGGTTATCTACCCTTATCTCTGTGCCGTCATTGGCGTCTAGTGGTTGGTTGGGATTCCATGCGATTAGTGCGGTCTTTAGCTTCATAACTGCCTCTTGGTTACTTTTTGACCTACCACAAACGTAATCCCTCAAACGTCACCACAAACCACACTTTCTTATAGAAAGTGTGTGTGTTTGTGTTAGGTGCGTTCGTGTCAGTTTGTGTCAGTTTGTGGAGTTTGTGTTTTGTGTTTGTGGGCATTATTCGCCCCCTATTGAGTAGTGAGGTGCATCAAAAGTGAGCAATTCTCGACCAACCAAGCCATCAAGCGCCCGCTTAAAAGCGTCAGGTCTGCCCCGCTCTTTCGCTGGAATATTTTCAAAAACCTGTTTTTTGGTAAACAGAACCGGAGCATCTGGCCCAACATTGGCGCGAATGCTGGCGGCAAAAAGTTTACATTCTGCGAGCACGGCGGTCTGATGCTTGCCCAAACCGGCCAACTTTTTAAGATCATCACGGCTGGGGCCAT